ATGCGCAAGCGTATTACAAAGGACCCTGGATACGGAGGCGATGTTTTACAGTTCCATGAGAACGATCATATGGTGTTTGCCATCCACCGTGTCTGGCTACTGAAGCCAGAACAAAGAAGAATGGACCGATTAAGAAGTAAAAATGTAAATGATAGGTTTATTAGTTCGGGTTGTATCAATCTCGAGCCCGTTGTTTACGACAAATTAATGGATTGTTGCTCCAGTGAGCAGTTAATTATCAAATAGACAGATAAATATGTGTAATCAAGGAGATTACACATATGAAAAAAGCATTATTGGTTGGTATCAATTATGTAGGCACAGGACATGAATTAAAGGGATGTATCAATGACTCCCATAACATGCATAACTTCCTTGCCGCTCGCGGATTTACAGATATTAAGATGCTGCAAGAAGAGGCAGCAACCACAGATGGTATCAAAGCAGGATTAGAATGGCTAACATCGGGCGTAACTCCTGGTGATGTTATTGTTTTCCACTATAGTGGACATGGTTCTCAATTACCAAGCTCAACAGAAGCAGATGGATTTGAAGAAATTATTTGTCCAGTTGATTTAAACTGGATGGATAAGGTAATCACTGATGATACACTTAGACAAGCATTCAATAAGGTACCAAACGGCGTAAACACCACTGTTATTTTAGATTGCTGCCACTCAGGCACAATGTTGGATCAGACTGAAAGTCTAAATGCAACAAAAACTATGGTAGAAGCACCGAAGGTTGCTAAAAAAGTAAAAGGTGCTCGTTATTTGAAACCACCAGCAAAGGTTGCCAACAAATTAAAGACAAGATCTCTTGTTGATTGGAGAGCAAGCCGCGATGTTAATGAAAGTGCATTGCTTATTGCAGGTTGCCATGCCGACCAAACATCGGCCGATGCAGTTATAAACGGTTCTCCACAGGGTGCAGCAACAGCAGCATTATTAAGATCAGCCATGGCAAATCCTGGCATTTCTTATAAACAGCTTGTAACAGAAATGTGCGATTTCATGGTTGCTGGAAAATATACACAGGTTCCGGAATTAGATGGTTCTCCGAGATTGTACGACGAAGTTTTTATTGAGCCATTTAAGGTATCTGTTCCTGTTACGCCAGTGGAGCCTGTTGTTACACCAACAGAATCCGTAACACCACCTGCAGATTCGGGTAAAAAGAACAATTTGGCCATAATAGGTGGAGTAATTTTGGCGATTCTTGTTCTTATTTTGATGTTCAGCTAAAATACAGAGATAAATAAATTTGCAAAGTGCCCATGGTGGGGCTTTGCAATTTAGCGGTAAGATACCGCAATTTTTGACTTGCTACAAAAGGAGTACATTATGTCAAGACACGACTTCAGCCGCCTCTTCGATCAGCTCGAGGCACTCAGCGTAGGATTTGGACCCGTCTTTAGGGATCTACAAAGCCCTACATCAAATTATCCCCCACACAATATCGTCTTTATAAATGATGGCAAGTTTCATCTCGAGCTCGCAGTTGCTGGTTTCAAGAAAGACGAAGTTACAATGGAAGAGCACCAAGGATTGCTCACCATTAAGGGGGATAAAAAGCCGAACCTCGACGAAGTTGTAGAAGGGATGCCTACATACCAGTACCGTGGTATTGCATCTCGTTCGTTCTCAAAGAGCTTCCGCATTGCGGAATACTTTGAAGTTAGCGACGCAACCATGGAAGATGGTATTTTGAAGGTTACATTCGTTAAGAATGTGCCGGAAGAAGCCAAGCCTAAGCTAATCGCCATTAAGTGATTTATTGACGAGGGGCCCCGGGTCGTGTAAAATATTAACTACACACCCGGGGATTTAGAAAATGCCAACAGAAATCGAAGTCATTGAAAAAATTGACGAGACAATCAAAGTACAGATTCCTAAGATGTACAAAGTCTTGTTGCACAACGACGACAAGACAACCTTCGATTTTGTTATCATGGTTCTTGTGCAGATTTTCCACAAATCTGTTGAAGATGCCATCGAGGTTACGAAGGCAATTCATGTTAGCGGGCAAGGAGTTGCTGGCGCACCGTATACGCACGAAGTGGCGCAGGAAAAGACGATGGAGACAATCAACTTTTCCAGAGCTAATGGTTTCCCATTAACTGCTACATTCGAAGAACTATAAAAACCATAAATATCTCGTAGAGATACGGGAAATCAATGTCAACAACTATAATTCCAATAAAAGCATTTCTAGGAAAATATTACTCAGAACTACTTTATTCAGCATCCCAGGACAAGTATAAAAACACTGGGTTAGATAATTTCTTTGAGCAGCGTTTCTATATTCAGAATAACAAAGTTCAAATGATAATTGATCCCGGATTGACGGGAATGGTAGTGAGTATCTGCGGAAATGAGATTCACATTAGTAAGGAATTTTACGATCATCCGAATGTAGTGGTCTCAAATTCCTTAGAGAATAGCAATCAGGTTACAAACCCTCGTAACTTGTATAATCCGGAGACATTCTCCACACTGGCGTATCTTGTATGCCAGAATCATACTACCTTCCAAATTATAGGTGAGATTGACGAGCCTATCTATGTTCGATATAAATCGGATTTTGAGACATTCTACAATTCTGTTGTGGTATTTAATATATCCAACGATGTCGAGGTAGAGATTGTAGAGGAAATAGAAAGTTTCAGTGCGCTGAATGCAGTAACCAATTACATACTGTATCCAAGTGCTAAACTAAATCTTTCAACCTTCTACGAGAATCACCGTTCTGCTATTTCCTTTTGCTATAGAAATATTATTGTTCAGGATAATGCATCCTTTAACCATATTTTGTTTGGCAAGGGTTCATCAAACGCAATCGACGAGAATAGAATACGCTGTGGCAGCGGAGCAGCATCTGAATTACTAGGTGTTGTTAATTCAAGTGGGCAGCATTTTCATTCTATCTTGTATGTCGAGCCGAGTGCTCCGGATTACAAGATTTCTGTAAACTACAGGGATATTTTAGAAAGAAAATCCGATGTTAGTTTCTTCCCTGTTATTACAGGACAAACACCGACAGGCGATGCCGCATCAATCGAGGTCTCGAATATCTCATTAGATGATATTCCTGCCGATAAGGTAGAATCAGAAATAAAGCAGTACATTGCTGATATTGTAGAAAGAGCAACGCTTGCGAGAATGGTTGGTGTAGAACGGTTCTACAATAATAAATCAAAGTTTCTACATTTTCCATAAATACTTTAGAGTTTTCTTTTGTTAATTTAATGCGAGGTTAAAATAAAATGTTCAAAATTACAGATCTTCTTTCACTTGGCACAGAGTATACTGTCGCAGATACAAAAGGAAACATTCTAGACTCGATACAGGTAATCCCGCATACCGAAATCTTAGAAGCAGCATTAGGCCCATACACTGATGACTTCGGCGGATATGCAAATTACCTTGAAAAATCAATTGCTGTATTGTCCGGATTTGATGAGATTGATTACAGCAAGGTTTACTGGTACGCAACGGAAGACGAAGAAGTCATTCTAGCCGATATTATCGAATATGCTGTTAAGAACGGATACGATAAAATCATCCTCGAACATCTTGAACCTACTGAGTAAATCAGTTATACTTATAGAGCCCTATTAGCTCAGAAAAACGAACAGCCTCTAGACACAAGGTGGCGCCGCCGGCTCAATGTCGTTCTAGTTACATTTAGAGCACCCGTTTGATAAGCGGAAGGTCGGTGGTTTGAAGTGTTACATCATGGGGGCACCAATTTTATGGAACAAGAATCATTCATTTGTGTTTGGATAGGCGAAGGCGAAGGTTGCCGCCATCCTTCGATGTATGGTAAATCCTATTGTGAGGTACACTATGATAGAATGTACCTCACAATGCCACCCGAGATGGCAAATTATATCTTAGAAAAAGAGCTCAAAGCTACCATTGACAACAATGACAAGCCATAATATAATAGTGGCAACAAAGGACACACATGAGCATTCTGAAGATTCTGGAAGACATCGGCTCCGACACCAAGCGCGGGCACAAGCTTGCACTCATCGAGCAGCATAAAAGCAATAAACAATTTATGCAGGTGGTGAAGCTTGCACTGGATCCATATGTCAACTTCTATATCAGAAAAATCCCCGACCATACATTCCGATTCCTCAGCGGATCCGATGACAGTCACAAGACCCTCGACTGGGCACTGGCTGAACTTGACAAGTTGTCGTCTAGACAACTCACTGGCAACGCAGGTATTGAGCATCTTAGCCGTATTCTGTCTGAGCTTGATAGTGATGACGCCACTGTTATTAAGCGGATTATTGGTAAAGATCTGCGCTGTGGCATGGCGGACGGTATCGTCAATGCTGTCGTAGAAGGATTTATCCCTAGCTACCCGTGTTTGCTTGCTCGTCCTTACGATGCGAAAAACATCAAGAACATTACCTATCCTGCGTACAGCCAATTGAAGGCAGACGGCCTCCGTGCAAACGGCATTGTTGAAGGCACCAAGGTTACTTTGTGTGGTCGTAGCGGTCGTGAAATCGACATGCTCGGACACATGGAACCTGAGCTGATTGAACTTGCTCAGCAATTTTCCTACCATTGCGTTTTCGACGGCGAATTCGTTGTTGTCGACCAAAACGGTAAGGTCATTGATAGAAAGACCGGCAACGGCATTATCAACAAGGCAATCAAGGGCACTATTTCCGACGAGGAAGCACGCCAAATTCGTTTCCAGCTGTGGGATGTCATTCCCTTGGAAGAATTTAAGAAGGGTGTTTCCAAGCAAAAGTACAAAGACCGCTTTGAAGCACTTATCAAGGCAGTAAACGCTGTACAAAAGACCGGCGAGGATGCACTTGCGGAAAAACTGAAGGGACACACCGGTAAGTTCTGGGTTATTCCTTACCGCATTGTCAATAATCTGGAAGAAGGTGAAGCTCACTTCCAGGAATTGCTGGGTCTGGGATACGAAGGTACCATCCTGAAGAATTACTGTGCTCTCTGGGAAGATTCGCGCAGTAAGCACCTGGTGAAGATGAAAGCTGAGAAAGACTGTGATCTTGAAATCACTGGCTATAATCCCGGCACTGGTAAGTTTGAGGATATGGTTGGTAGCTTGCAAATGGCAAGCAGTGATAGATTGGTTGAAGTATCTATTAGCGGCTTCTCGGATGATTTGCGCCAGTGGATTACCGACAACATTGATGATTTGATTGGCACAATTGCTGCTGTCACTTATAATGAGCGCATCAAGAGTAGAGACAGGCCGAATGTAGATTCCCTGTTCCTGCCGCGATTTGCAGAATTCAGGACTGATAAGACTGTTGCTAACTCAAGTAAGGAAATCAAGTAATGGAAAAGTTTGGAGCTATTGTATTAGGCATTTTCTTTGTATGTATGTTTGGTGGCCTTGCCCTTGAGCAACATCAGAAAAACGAATGCCGCATAGAAGCAATCAAGGCAAATAAGTCTGCTGACGATATTGCAAGAATTTGTAAGTAACTGGTAGCACTGTGCTATCAGCACAGGAGTTTATCATGTTTACTAAATATCCGAGAACATTCCATCTCCCTTGGAGTCCCGGATTTACCGATGACGACAAGGTCCTAACGGACCTTTCGTGTTTTGTTGGTAAGCGTGTTATCGGCACCAAGAAAATGGATGGCGAAAACACTACCGGATACAGCAACGGGTATGTCCATGCTCGTAGTATTGACAGTCGTGGCGGTGTAGACAGGGACTGGGTCAAGCAGTTGTGGGCAGGTATAGCACACAATATGCCCGAAAACTGGCGAATTTGCGGTGAGAACCTTTGGGCTCGTCACTCGATTGCTTACGCAGACCTGCCGTCGTATTTTATGGCATTTTCCATTTGGGACGAGACAAACATTTGCCTAGGTTGGGATGATTCTGTTCAGTATTTTGACTTGTTAGGTATTGAGCATGTTCCTGTCATCTATGATGACATCTGGGATGAGGCAAAAATCCGCAAGTTACACGAAGGATTGTCTCCTACTGACGATGAGGGTTTTGTTATTCGCCTTGCAGGTAGCTTCCATTACGATGATTTTGGAAAAAGTGTTGCAAAATATGTTCGTAAAGGACATGTGCAGACCGGCAGCATTCACTGGCGTCATCAATCAATTGTTCAAAACGGTCTCGTAGATAAATAATTGATGATTGTTTACATACTTTCAGATCTCGGTATCCCGTTTTATGTGGGTAAAGGCTCATCGAAAGATAGAGCCTATTCTCATGAGAAATATGCCATAACAAATAGTGTGGAAGATCTTGGGTATGGTTTATTGAAAGACTATAATCCAAGGAAAACTCGAAAGATTAGAAAAATACTTAGAGAAAATCGCTGTATTGAATATAATATTATTGAATGTGATACCGAATCGACTGCATTTGATTTAGAGATTGAATTAATCAAGAAATATGGACGCAAAGGCATTGATAAAGACGGGATACTAACAAATATTCATCCGGGTGGGACAGGTGGAGATGTTTATTCTACCTTATCGGAAATAAGAAAGATAGAGATGATGGCAAAGCGTCGTAGGACTTTGGATAATCTTCCAGACGAAGTAAAAGAAGAAAGAAGTAGAAATAGATCTATATTGACTAAACAGATGATGGATAATATGTCTGAGAAGCAAAGAAAAGAACGATCAGATAAGATATCAAAAAGTCGTGTCGGAGTAAAATTAGGACCGTCTCCAAAGAGGGGTAAACCTGCTACCGGTGGAAATGCAAAAGGCACGAGGCAAGCTTGGAATAAAGATATAGATAAAAATTCTAAATTAGCAATAAATCATAGACAGAAATGCAGAGAATATCAAGAAAATATAGATCCAGAGGAAAAAGGAAGAACGCCTTATAAATTGATTTCCCCGGCTGGTGATATTGTAGAAGGTAAGAATCCGAGATTATTAATGGAAAAATACAATCTTGGGCAGAGAGTTATGGATTTGATTACAGGAAAGAAAGATCAATATAAAGGATGGAGAAGATATCATGGGTGAAGCCAAAATTAGAAAAAAAGAAATTGAAATGCTAAAATCTCGTAGTAAAGGATTGGAGTTAGCTAATCTAAATTCGACACCCGAGGAACTCGAGACAAAACTGACAGAAATCGGATCGGGCGTAGTAAGAAACATAACTCATCCGTTCGGGGATTATATAAAGAATGGTCTACCAGCAGCAGAAACGAGAAATAACAGGTGCTATGACTTAACAAGATGGCTAAAATCTCAGATTCCGGGCACAACTTGGGCGAGTTGGCAATGCAATGTAATCGACGGTGAAGTTCGTATGACAAAATATGCCGATAATATCAGATCAGGTCATTCATGGATAGAATTTATCGATGGAGAAAATGAATTTTGTTTTGATGTTGTACAAGCTATCACGGCTGAGAAGAATGATTATTATAGAGCCTTTGATATCACGAATGCTAAGGTAGTGTAATCCATTTTAAGATTATGTTACGCCACAAAAGGCACTCCGGTGCCTTTTTTAATGGCCGTAAAGACCGTAGACCTTGATAAATAAGTACATTGAATAGTCGAGGCTTTTGATGTCTGAAATGAGAAAACTGTTAAAGATTATGGAGAGCGTCCCGCCTGTTATTGCCAATGTACCGGCAAATAAAGGATTTGAAAGGGATGCTACCGTAGTCATAAATCCAAGAGCCGGAGGCGGCGTTGGTAGATTCATGGAGTTTACAACCGAAGATAGCGCAATGATCGATATCAAGGGTGTAGCAAGGGAATTTGCAAAGGATGATTTTTCCATGCCCGAAAGGGATCTGCAAAACGGCAATGATTGGTTTCATATGTCCGTTCAGCCAGAGTCAATGGGAACATCCAACGATAAGCCAGAGTTCCGTCCAGGCGACATGGTAAAGATTGCAGATGTATATGGAACTGTTATCGGACCAGGCTTCGGTACATTTATTGGATACGGAACTACAGGCGAGGATTGCATTGTCCTCTTTGACGGAAAACAAATTGTTGTTCCTGTTGAGAATGTAGCTTCTGTATTAGAACAAGATGCGAAAGATAATTTTGACGAAATGGATAACGATGGCAATTTATCGCCCATGTCCTTTGGATCAGAAAATGTAAAAATTGAACAGCCAGCAAATGGCGGTATGACTTCGAAGGAGCCAGCAATGGATCAAAGAGACGAATTTTCAAGTTGGATGAAATCAGTTGAGGAGGCTCTTACAGTTGATGAAGATAGTCTTATCACAGAAAACCCACCAGAGGCGAACCAATGTGGATGCGGACGCTGGAGTTGCCAGACATGCTTCCCAGAACCCGATGCACAGGAACCTGTCGATGGATTAGGCCTAGGCGACCCAATGGGTGCAGTTGTAGTTGGTGGCAATGATTTTGCTCCGATGGACGAATTGCCAGCCGATGAAATGGAATTTGAAGTTGGCATGGAAGAGGACGATGACGCAGTTGCAGCATTCAAGGCAAATGGCGGCCAAGTCCAGCAACTTCCATACATGAATCGTCCTCGTAATCCTGGATCATCTTTTGGTTCGAAGCACATTGGTTCTGCCACAGGTCAAGGAAATAGATCACAACAGCGTGGCGCTGGAGCTAATGTTGCAGTTGGTCAAACTCCATCAACAAAGCCGGTTGTCGGTGAAGACGAAATGGAAATGGATCAAGTTGCTGAGAAGCCAAAGTCTGGAAGAGGCGTAAAGCTAGGTGATATTGTTCAAAACACAACAGTAGTTCCAACCGGCGGTCAACAGTCGCCTATGACAAATGGCGGCGATAATTTAGACGAAGGCCCGGATGATATGGATTTTGATCCAGATTACGATGCCCAAGAAGAACTAGAAATGGGCTCGCCGTTGTCCCGCCAAGATGCCCGTGACGAAATGGAGCAAATTGATCCCGACGAAGCAATGGACATGATCTCAGTTATCAAGTACATGCAAGACATGGGTTTAAGCAATTCACAAAGACCGTATTCCGAGCAAGAACTTGCCGGAATGAATGCTCCACAATTGCGTAAGGTACATCAAGAAGTTACCGGCGATATGGATGAAGCTGCAAAGCCCACAAAGACAAGAAGCACATCGCACTTAGATGACATCGACGATATTCTAAATCCTGCACAAAGCCACCCAATTGCAAATATTGATGAGCCAGCAGGCATGGACGACGAGCCAGAGCAAGGCGGAATGGGTGCCCTTCCAAGAGCAGGTGCAGATGCAACACGCAGAGCAACAGCAGGAATGACTCCTTCTGACACAATGCGTGATTATATGAATCGTATCAACCCAGAAGCAGGTGCAGGCGAGCCAGACTTAGATCCTACAGCACAGAATGCGGTAGCAGTTAGAACAGCTACAGATGTTCCAGCAGTAATTAGCAATGCTATGCAGGCATCGGGAGTACAGACACCAAACTGGCATAGCGTTAGCGATTTGCCAGGTTTCGGCCAACGCAATATTCGTGGTATGGGTCGCAATGTATTCAGCATGTTTACTTCTACTCCACTTGAAGATTTGTTGACAATTGCCAATGTGGACGGACAAGGTCCTAATACAGATGCAGAAATGCGTGCTGTAGCAGGATGGCTAAGAGACAATGCTCAAGACTTAGGAAAGGTAGAATTGAGCCATGGACAAGCTATCCCTGGTTATAAGCCAGATGTCAAGGAATACTCCATTAATGGAGTTAGATTCCATGTTGTTAGAGATCCAATGGGACAATACATTTATGCTTATCCTGATGCCGATGCAAGAACACCAAATATTGCCGGTGGCGGCGCAGGACAAGGTCAGCTACCGGGAGGAAATGTGCCTAGACTACGCGAAGAAATTGCACATTTGATTCTAAAACCTACACTAATGGAAAGAATCAAATGGGACGAGGAAATCAGGGAAATCTTCAAGCAGGTTGCCCTTACTGAATCTGTAAATGAAGAAATCATTGATGAAAGTACATTGAGCAGAACACTTGGTAAGAGACCCGGCGGGCAAAATCTTGTTAAGTGGATGCACAGAAGGCATAAACTCAGTAATGACGCCGGTCTAACACCAGCATCGTTCAATGAAAGATTGTTCTGGAAACAATTCAAGAGTGGTCCAGATAACTTTGTTATTGTTTCTGCTGAAAACGGTGTCGCAGGTATTAAGCCAGACGAAAAGTTTATTAAGAATCGTACAGCAGAATTCCAGAAGAAGGGAAAGACATATAATCCAGGTGGCGATAGCACATTGCCTTACCAGATTGTTGCTTTCACTGATGACGGCCAACAGATTAATCCAGAGTTGCTAAGAGCACCTGCAGAGGATGGTGAGGATTATAGAGATCCTACTGATCCAACAACTATGCGTGCTAGAATGGGTAAGCACAATGGTAAGGATATTCAAAATCCTACAAATGTGTTTAACCTACTTGCAGATCAAATCGGTCCACTAAAGACAGTTTGGATTAGCGGATACGAAAATGAGAAGGATGCCCCGGCCGGACCGGGTTCTGTCGAACGTGATAAGATGAGCAAGCGTGCTGACATGAAGAAGGGTGCAACACTAGATCCACAACAAGGTGTTCAGCAAATCTTTAAGCGTGTTCGTCCAGTTCTTAAGAAGCTTGCCGACCAAGCATACAGCCAGATTACCAGATCTGCGCAGCGTGCAATGAACGGCGGTAACTTAGAAGGCGCACAGAAGATTATGGGCAGCGGCGTTAAGCTAAAGCAATTCCTTGTAAGTCTAGATACAGGCAAGGATATCAATATCGATACAGGATACGGTTCCCCAACACAAGCGTTTTCAAAGGCTATTGTTAAGTCTATTGAAAAAGCATCTGGTGGCCCACAGGGTTCAGATGAATTCAACCACTGGTTAGAAAATGCTGCTAAGGGTAATGCTACAGCATTGAAGCCAGTTCTTGACGGACTAAGAGATACACTCGTTGCATTGACATAATGGATCGTTTAGACTTACTCATTGAAGCAATATTGATGGAAGCTGCTACCCTAACAAAGGGTAGTCAGCGCGTCATGAACAATAAAGCTATGGTTGCAGATCTTGCCGATGCAATACGCGATGATGCAAGAACAAATCCGCCCGCTTTTCCACCTAATGCAGCAAGGACATTTCAAAAGGCACCAGATGAGCAACTTGCACAATGGTTCTTAGAAAATATTGATAATATCGAGCGCGAAGGGTACGAAGGAACAATTTATTCCCGTGACGGCGTAAACAGCGAATGGATTGCAAGACGCTATATTGCAGGAAGTCATAGCTGGGAAGACTTAACTGGTGTTATGAATATGAACATGCGCGATTTCTATATCTTAAAGAATAGAAATATGCTCGATGCAAACCATACAGATATTCCAAAGTTTAATAGTGTACGCGATATCGGTCATTACATGACTACACATTATAAAGATAAGTTAGATAAGGTTAGAGATGCAGCTAAGAATGCAGCCAGAAATAAAATGGCCAAGAGCATCAAACTTATCGATAACGATGATTATCGCGTATATACAACACTTAACCGTGCTGCAGGATGTTTGCTTGGGTTAGGTACACAATGGTGTACAGCCAATTCAACTTCGGATACTTGGTATCACAAGTATAGTGATAGAGCTATGCTATTTCAGATGTTTCCTTATGCAAAACAGCAAGATAAGGAAGGTAAGTTTATCAATGTAAAAGACGAAGACGGTAAGAAAGAACTTAGCGATACAGAAAAGTTTCAATTCGATGCTGGCACCCCTGCTTTTATGAATGCAACTGATCAACCTGCTCCTGCCGCAGCAATTGCAAAGAAATTTCCTTATCTTTATACAGACCTTGCGAAAGCACTAAAAGCAAATAAAGAAAAAATGTCACAAGCCTTTAAAGATATGTCGGGAGATCCAACTTTACAAGCAAAGGATTATAAGATAAAGACTTACGAAATAGATGACGAGATTAAGAAATTAGAAGTATTCCTAAATAAGGGATATTTTACAGACGAAGTTCGCCCAAAATCTAAAGCCGAAGCTGAAGCTGAGCAGGGCGCAGAACAACCACAGGCACAGGCACCACAACAGCCACAGCTCGGCAATGAACAACCACAAGGAAATCCTCAAATGGAAAATGTAGATAAAGATGTAGCAGCAATGCTCGCAAGTTTAAAGAAATACGACAAGTTAGTAGAATCAGCTGCACCTGTTCTAGGTATGGTTACACTGGGCGAAAAGAAGGGAGATCTCCCACCTTGGCTCAAAGACAAAGATGCTAAGAAAGATGAGCCAGAAGCAAAAGACGACGCCAAGGAAGAAGAAAAGGAAAAAGTCGACGAAGCTACTGACACAGCCGATCAAGAAGTGCTTGCATGGATGAAGCGTTTCTCTAAATTAGGTGATATGAAGGGCTATTAATCCTTTATTGTTATCCGAAAATTTGACTCTCCAGTAAGTAAGTGTTACACTTATATTTACTGGAGAGTTTCTTATGTCACATAGAGAAGATTTTTTACAGAGTTGTCTTGTATTGGATACAGAGACTAACTCCGATGATTATAAAATTGCCGAAATTATTGAATCAGGATTTGTAATCCGCGACAATAATGATTGGACAATTTTCCAAGAGCTGCACGATACCATCGAGCGCCCTATTCCCCCGAAAGTACAGTCTATTTGTTATATTACGCCAGCGATGGTTGTAGATAAGCCTACATTCATAGATTCGAAAGATACATTTCAAGAAGTTGTAAACGGATATTCCACAGGGTATCTAGTAGCACATAATCACTTCTACGATATGCGTGTTTTAGAAAGACACGGCATTGATACATCAAAGCATAACTGGATTTGCACATGGAGAATGGCTAAAAAGCTATTCAGCGATAATCCGGAGATTGCAGAAACAAATCTCCCATATCTTCGTTTCGCATTAGAACTCGATGTTCCTATCGAAATGCGTTGCCATCGCGCCGGCAATGATTCCTATATGACGGCAAAGCTCTTAGAAGTATTTGTTACTTTCATGGAGCAAATGGATATTATCGATAGGGATCAGCCTTATGGTCCGCAGATTATGGCCTGGGCCTCTGCACCTATTATCTACGAACGCATGCCGTTCGGTAAGCACAAGGGCGAGCTAATGACTGACATTCCGCACGGTTACTGGGAATGGGGTATGAAGAACACAGATTGGTTTAACGAAGAAGCCGATAACTATGATCCCGATTTCGCTGCAAGTGTACACAAGGCACTCGGTATTGACTGATGTTTGGAATTGAAAAACCCACTGGTGAGATAATGTGTCATGCTATCTCAGATGCCGATAGCACCAGATTTCATTCATTTGTTGCGTGGAAACAATTACACGAATCTGTGGGTTTTACACATACTGGTAGAGCATATTCTCCATTTATAGCAGAGCACCAGTTGCTTGCAGAAGTAAGAATGCGTAAACTAAATATAATCTATAAAGGTGCCCTAAAGGTTAGGGAATTTACCGAAGAAGAAATATACGATATTACCATTCTAAAACTTAAAAATGTACGGGATCAAACGACATGATGCTATAATGTGCCGAGTTGGAGATAAATTCCAATTCCGCAGGCGCGAGCGTGTTCGTAGTCCCATAATGGTAGAATCAGCTACAGAAATAGATAATCTGCTACAGCAATGTATGGTAGCATTTGGATTGTATGATTTGGTTGTATTTGAATTTACAAAAGAACAAGAAGCCGAATTTCTTATAAGGAAACTACAGGGTCATTGACCGTTATTATTACGGGCACCATCCATAGTTTGTGATGCAATCATTCTTGTTGCATTAGGTTCGTATCGCTGAACCTTGTGGTTGTATGGCAATCCAGCTGCTGCTAGTGCATAATTAAGACCGCGGTATCCCGGTGATTGTAGCTTACCTTCTTTGGGTGCATTGGTAAACTCTGGTTGTGGCTTGGTAACTGGTTTTGTAAACACAGGAACTACTTCTTCGCTAAACCATTGTTTAAAGTGCTCTTCATAATATTCTTTATTCAGGTTTTTGTATTTCACATCTTCCGGATTATAGAATTTGTCGGCTTCTTGACTTGCTTCTTTGTAAAAGCGAGCAACAACATCGGTAGCACTTTCATTAATAATGTCTTTGAGTTTCATAGCACTATTTATCAACAATGATTAGATATGATATAAAAATCCCCCGTGATCCGCACTGGGACGGTTTGTGGGAAGAAATTGAAAAGAATGAAAAAGTAACATTCCCGTATGATATAGATGCCTACCTAAAGAAATATAAAGGTAAGGTATATATGGATCCGGGGTTCAAAGAACTCACTGTTATAAAAGGCATAGAGTTCAGAACCGAAGAAGATTTAACATATTTCAAATTAAAATTTAACTAAGGAAAGCAAATGAGAAACGCACTGATTCCGATCGTAGTAGAACAAACCGCACGCGGAGAACGCTCGTACGATCTATATTCACGCATGATGAAAGAACGAGTTGTGTTCTTCACCGGCGAAGTTGAAACCAATATGTGTAATGTGATGATTGCACAATTACTGTTCCTGGAAGCAGAAAATCCGGAACAACCCATCAACATGTACATAAATAGTCCGGGAGGCAGTGTTTATGATGGTTTAGGCGTGTATGATGTCATGCAGTATATCAAGTGCCCTGTGGCAACTTATGTTACTGGAATGGCAGCTAGCATGGGTAGCTTTATTGCTCAAGCAGGTGCGCCGGGTATGCGTTATCTTCTACCTCGCGCCATTACAATGATTCACCAGCCTTCATCGGGAACACGCGGTAAGGTTTCGGACATGGAAATTGACTTGATCGAAAGTTTGCGTATCAAGAAGGAAATGACCGAACTCTATGTGAAACATAATTCGAAGGGAGTTCAGTACGAGAGATTTGTTGAGTTGATGGATAGAGATAAGTGGCTCACCGCCCCTCAAGCTCTTGAACTTGGCCTTGCAGATCATATCGTCGAAAAGAGAGCATGATAACAGTAACAGATAAAGCAAAAGAAAAGATTGTCGATGTACTAATCGGGGAAAAAATGCCTTATCTCCGATTTGGCCTCCAAGGCGGCGGATGTAACGGATTTCAGTATTACTTTGCCCCATCAGATGAAAAAGATGAGGATGATACTGAATTACCGTTGTCTGACGGATATACACTTATTGTGGATGCAATGAGTATGATGTATCTGGAAGAAGCTGAGATCGATTATAAGAAAGATATCATGGGCGAGACTTTTGTTTTCAATAATCCAAACACAAAAACAAGTTGCGGTTGTGGTAGCAGCGTAGGCTTCTAATGGAAGACCTCGAGCAGCCATCTAAAACATTACTCAGTCTCGAAGGGGTTCGTGGAATTTACGAATACTTGCTGGGCTGGGCCTTAAATGTTCCGTTGCAGTTTATATGTTCCAAAGGCGATAATCATCCTGTTATGATTATTCCGGGCCTCGGTGGCGCAGACGGCTCAACCCATTACATTCGTAATTTCTTAACAAACATTAATTACGAAACACATCCTTGGGGATTGGGAAGAAACTTTGGGCCTCGTGACGGTTTAGATACATTACTAAACAAACTTGCCGATCGTGTACGCGATATCTCAGAACAATCGGGCGGTAAAGAAGTTAGCCTAATAGGCTGGAGTTTAGGCGGTATCTATGCACGGGAAATTGCCAAGATTGCCCCAGAATCTGTAAGGCAGGTAATTACACTGGGTACACCCTTCAAGGGAGATGCCGCAGGTACCAACGCTACATTTTTATACGAAATGTTAAGTAAGGATAAGAGCCACCGTAATCCACAAATTTTGAAAAGAGTAGGTGAAGTTCCGCCGGTTCCGTTTACTTCCTTATACAGCAAATCCGATGGTGTAGTCCATTGGCAATGCTCGCTTGAGGAAGAAGGGCAATTTTCTGAAAATATCGAAGTTCCCGGTGCAAGTCATTTAGGATTAGGGCACAATCCAATATCCATGTATGTAATAGCTGATAGGCTAACGCAAACAAAAGATACCTGGAAACCGTACAAATAAGAAACCGCCGCAAGGCGGTTTTCGTATTGTGTCAATAAAAATTGACACAATATAAGTTTGTGTTATAATACATTAATAAATTAGGGGAGATCGTTTATGTCTGATAATAATACATATGTACCTATGAACGAGCTTATTCGTGAAAAGGAAAAATCCTGGACATTTACGCATATAAACTTGCCATATGCTGAAATTGCTAAGAAGGGAATTGTAATTTGGTGCGTAGAAAATCTAGAAGGTAGATGGACTATGCTAGGTGGTAATAAATTCGGATTTGAAGACGGTACTGACGCAACTATGTTCAGAATGCAATTTGGACTGGGAATTTAGCGTGGTATAAATAGTTTATCACACAAACGGGAGAATACCATGTACGATAATGCAGAACTGAACGAAAGACTAGTTATTATCAAGCATTCAAATCTTGATGATGCAGTAATCCTTGATGAAAATTACAAGCATCTTATGAGAGAAACTCCGAACCCAGAAGAACAACAACAATTATTAGTCCTGCACAGGATTGTCGAGCGCAGGGTTAAGGAACTTTCACAAACACATAATGCTTAATATTGCAAGAAATATCTATTTAGCCTGGAACACAACAAACCAAAAATTTGAATTACCTGAGGTAGAAGTAATACCAATCGGAGACTCGGCAAACGAGAAGCGGAAAGGTGCCTCTGCGACAAAGAAGTATGTAAATCTGCGTGAATTTGAAAATCGACCATTGCCCGGATTCGCACTACATAAGACCGATCGTAAAAATTGGGGATCAATCGATCAAACTTGGCTGGTCATTGATCCCCGCGGATTCCTAGTTAGAATCACAAACGATAATCTAGAACAGATCTTACATGTAACAGGAATTACAGAAGGGCTGATTCAAGAAAAGTGTATCTGGGCACGCAAAGATACACAGACAAAGACGATGTTGATTCCCGTAAGTTCTGCAAAATATGCAGAAGCAGTTTCGAATACAGAATTACTCGAAGGCAAGGTAAACATCAAGGATGTGCAAATCGGCGATGAAGTATTATTACAGAATCAGCTAAAAGGCACATACATGGGTGTTGTATCTCTATATGGCCCAATGAATGATTATTCTACAACATGCGTATATAAGCCGCAGGTCTATCTAAGGCGCCAGGTTGTTAAGATTTCCCCGGGAAAATATCACTATCAAACCGATGTGAAAATCCTAAAGGTTCTTAAGAAGGCAGCAACACCGCTAACACGGGAAGACTCAGTTGAAGAAATGAGTAAAGATATTGCCGGCGGCGCCGCGTACTTTACCAGCAGTTCAAATATGAACGGTCGATATTATTCTATTCGCGGAGTTATATCTGCTGTATCGACCAACGCTGTTCCTAAGGTGTCAATGACATTTGAAGAAGTAGATAAAGTTGAAGCAGAAGCATTGTTTAATCTAGGAACGGTAAATAGCGACATTGGAAGACTATTATTAGTTGACAAGAGTGATAATAAATTCTTAGTTGATTATCCGTATTCGTTTAACAGCACGAAGACAACTTCAATACATGGCTTTGATGTATCGAGACTAACTCCGTGTACATTAGACAAGACTGAAATGATTAAGCTAGATTATAAGCGACAAGCTTATTTTCCAGGTGTTCAGACACTTGACAATTTTGCGAAATTCTATAAAATAGTCAAACATGTAAAGGACAAGTCCTACATTTGACTAAGGATAGAAATGACAAAAAATATCGATCTAAAAAAGTATGCACAATTTGTTGATGGCGTAACAGCCCAGCCAAGCAAGGAACTTCAGGCTCTTATTAGCCGAATGCAAGAGCTAGAAGCACAGGGCGCTAATGTTCCCCGCTTGCTTACAGCAGGCATTGGAATGCCTGGCGAATCTGGAGAGTTCAGCGAATTGGTAAAGAAGATTGTATTCCATGGTAAGGCATACGACGAAGAAAATATTACCAAACTGAAGAAGGAATTAGGCGATGTCGCTTGGTATTGGACTCAAGCTTGTCTTGCTCTTGATATCGACCCTAACAGTATTATTGCTGAAAATGTGGCTAAGTTAGAGGCACGCTACCCGGGTGGTAAGTTTTCTGTGTGGCATGCAGAAAACAGGCAAGAGGGTGATGTCTGATTTTAGAAAAATAATGTTGCCCATGATTCGGAGAATACTTCCGAGTCTTGTGGCACAGGAAATTATGAGCGTTCAGCCCATGACCGCATCAACAGGGAAACTATTTAAAATGGGATTAGGGCCGCCAGTTTGTACCTTATGCATGATTATAGGTACTCTTAACAATGAAGATAAGGGGCACCCCTGGCGTTGCCACAACTGTGGTGATTTTAAATTACCGGGGCACTTGTGGTCGTATACTGAAGATTTGCAACAATATATCCAGAATAGAACTACATTGTATAAGGGTAGAAAAATTATGGAATCTAAAAAACTTCTACCTCATTCAGTAATAAAATCCTTCATGTTTGTTGGCAGCAATTTAGAGCCTAACGAACGGTATAGAGCATGGCTAGAAGAACATATTGGAAAACAAGGCGAAGCGTGGAACTGGGACATAAAATCAGTAACTGCTAACTTACTTGAAGTTTCTTTTGAACAGGAAGAGGATGCAGTCCTCTTCAGATTATCATGTCAGTAACAAAAGCATATGTTGATGCAATGGAATGGTTATGGGTGTAAACTTCTTAGGATCTAAACCTCTCCATCCTCAATTAGGCGATGTCTATGTAGATCAAAATACCTACCGTAGTTATATATGGGAAGGCAATCAATGGGTGGCTTTTTCAACTGCCGAACCTGCTCAAGCACTTATTCCTACGGAAGAAGAACTTAATAAGCATCCTGCACTGAAACAGGCGTGGGAAGAATATATGGTTATTAAAAGGTTAATAGGCAGTGGAAAATAATAAATAGGAAAAAGTCGAAGGCTGGTTTCTAATACCTTCGAAGGAAGAACAAACACTCTTGATTCTGCAAGGTAAATGCCCGCATAATAAAGCATGGTACGAGGACGGGCATTCGCATAACTCCACTGCCTATAAATGTAGTATGTGTCGTGAGATTAAATTCTGGTAATGGAATTCAAAACAATAGTTCAGCATTGGAGATATGAAGACGGTTGGAGGGAAATTCCAACCATTCTTCGCGACAAATACGACGGGCGGGAAAAAGAATTTGATGAAGCTTTAGTAGGATGGCATTGCTGGGTCTATCCAGCAAATGATAAAGATTTTGCTCGCTGGATGAAAAAGAATATGAAAGGGAAGTACGAATGTGACTTCCGATTTAACTCGGGAGACCCAATGTTCACCGTCCTAATAAAAGATGATCAAGACGCTACCTTATTTAAATTAACCTGGATGTAATATGAAAGAGCTAATTAGAAGACTTATTAATTGGGCGCACAGTGGCGGCCAGGATGTAATTATCGGAGAACCCGTTCGTGGAAACTATAATCACACGAAAGTAAGAGAGAGTGTGGACATTGAAGATAACAGGTCTCTGAACTTCCGTGTATATAATGCATCGGGTGGAAAAATTGTACAGATGAGTTCGTACGATGCACGCACTGATAGGATGACTAATAATCTGTATATTATTACCGATCAGGAAGATATGGCGACCGAACTCTCTCAAATCATCACAAGGGAAAGCTTGTCTAGATGATGCTGAATTCTGCTGTTGACACACCTGCTGTGTCATAGTAAAATAGTAACTCAACAACCTACAGAAAGTGTAATATGAACAAGGCAACTACTCCTCCGGTCAACCTGAAGGAACAGAACGCGGCTCATACCTTCCGTGTTACGATTCGTGATCGTGACCATTTCTACAAGCTGGTCAACTGGCTCAATACCAATGTTGGTAAGGGCGAAGACAAGTGGACGATGGAAGGCCGTGTGCTGAAGACGCTGAAGCAAGGCAAGACTGTCGCTCCGAAGATCTACATCTTCAAGGAAGACTTCGATCCGTCGTCGTCTCTGTACCTGAGCCTCCTGTAAATGCTCTTTACGAAGGATTTCCTATACACCGACAACAAGGCAGCAATTGCGCTAAAGTTTGTCGAGAGTATGCGTTATCCTTCGGAAGACGAAGATTTAACAGTCGCAAAACTAAAAGACGATCTCTTGATTGAGGTTGTTATGACCTCTGGTAGGGAATACACCATTTCCACCCGGGCGCAGTTTAGCGATTCAGATTGGAGAGTAAAAGACGAAGGCATCGACGGTGCCCGTTCTTCCATCTTCGAAAAATGGTGTCGCATTTTAACAGGGAAATCAACATGAGACTGCAAGGAAAGTGTATTGTCGGTGATCCGATTCGTATTACCAGTTTTACTGCTGACTGGATGTCTGTCCGTTTGCACCCTACAACCTTCTATCGCAGAATGGAAGAATTTCAGGAAGGCTTTGGAAAAACCAAGGGCCTATACACCGAGCTTGATCTTGGGCAGTTCATCCTGATTCGATTCTCCGAGAAGGAAGACCTAACTGCCTTCCACAGAAGGCATCACGAAGTCCTTTAATGGCAAAACTGTTGCACACCAGAGTAAAAGTACCGTTCGCGAATCCGTATGTGGTTCGCGTTCAGTATGAGAGTGATGTAACAGAAGAAGCGGCTCACGCAATGTTTAGAAAGACTATGCGGACCGCTTATAGACTAATCGAAGGTTCGTGGGGTTATTCGTCTTTAGAGTACGAAGAAGTGAAAGTAAAAGACGAGTTTAACCACCCTGCGCCGCCCGGTCCAGGGCATTTTGCTGGTATGCATCAGCAAGTTCAAATAGCATCCTTATTCAATCCCGATTATCAACGCAGACTGCGTGCTTACATTGTCTTTACGGATGAGCTCGATGCACTGCAATTTAGATTGTCTATTGATACAAATTCCGTGCAAGTAAAAATGTGGCCGCAGCGTTGGTTCACTATCCATGAGGTAGTAGAAACGGATGAATCTTGATCTATATACAGACGAATTTAGGGACTTCAAGTTCCTAAAGTGCAATGCATGGCAAGTCGAATATTATAAAAAGACAGCCGCACAACTCAATAAAATACAACCATGGGCACAGACAAATGATCCTAATTTTGTCTGGCCCCATCGCCTTGAGTTCTTAGAACAATTGTTTGATTTAAGAAACGATACGCTTTATATTGTCGAACCCGGGACGCTCTACAACACGCATAAGGATAGATATTCTTACGACTTTGAGCAGGCTCGTCTAAGCGAAATTGTAAATCCTGTTGTGTTTAAAGGACATCCAATGATGCCGGGCGAAGGCTGGATAGCACAACCGGAAGACATACCGGAGATAGAAGATTCAACTGAGAATCACGATTGGTATATTTGTTCCAAGGAATACTTTATAGCAGATCCAGACAATCACAGAGATGATAGAGTTTTTAAATTCTTTGAAAATTCGTTAGTTCCGAGCGATTATCCCAGCTATATGGCTCTATTCTATAATAGGGAAACTGCCGTAAAATACCAGGAAGCCATAACAAGTTTCCTTCGTAAGAATAATGATTCAATTTCAGCAATTAGCAGGCTACTCTAGAGCCGACATAAATACATTGTACTAAGGAGTATTTATGCACCCATTTTTGGATGTGAGTAAATTATCAGACGAAGAAATTATTGAGCGCCTTGGAAAAGCATATACATATATGAATGCTCAAGTAGCATTAGGACATAATCCTACCGTATTAAGTATCAAGGAAATAATTCAATCTCTAGAAGATGAAAGAAGTTTGCGCATGCGCAAGAATTTTGACGAAGAATATAAAAGAAAATACCCCGATGAGCTTAAACCCATCGAATTAGGTAAATTAGAAGATTAAGGAAAAGTCTCATGATGAAAAGGGGAAGACATTTAATCAAAAGCCATATGACAATGGAGTATGCGTTTACCGGGATCAGAATTCAATCAGCATGCTTAACTCCGGTTGAATGGCATCTAACAGTAGACCTTGTAGCCACTGAGAAGAAAGGTAAAACAAAGACAGAAATCGAATACAATGCAGGTGTCACATATCAGAAGCTTTATTTTTGGTTAGACACAAATTTACCTAACATTGTGCTAGTTGATGTCACTAATGAAGACGACTTGTATATTGCAAATTTATCAGCTAATATAGCACTGTATTGCCCGGCAAATCCCGGAGATGATTTGTTTGCACAGTTACTGCACTCTAAATTAACAGCATTGGCTGGTGAAGATTTACTCATAGGCGAAATACACCTAAAGGGTAGTGATATGTCACTTCAGTACACATTTGATTGTGTCGATGGTGCATATGACTTACCGATTGCAACAGCAGATTATTACACCGAAGGTACCACAAGAGATGAAATACCTTGGTGGACCAGAGATGATGGATTCTGCTTTGAATTTGTAAAGCCTGCAGATTCCGAAGTTAGCGATGAAGAATTGTTTAAAGACATTTTTGATCCTATGGATGAATTTGAAAGAATAATGAAAGAGGCTTCTGAGACACATATTGGTGTTGTTCGGGAACCAGCAAGGATAGTTCAGGTTGAAAAATGGAAACCAAAAACTGTATGACAGTCCCGTTTACCTATAGAATTATATGCCCCAACGGCACTAAATATTACGGTGTAAGATATGCTATAGGGTGTAAACCCGATGATCTATGGAATACATATTTTACATCATCCAAAGAAGTTAAGGCTTTATTAACAATATTTGATAAAGAATTATTCATCTGCGATATAAGAAAAGTATTTAATAATAAGATAGATGCACTTAGTCATGAAGGTAGGGTATTAAAAAGAATTGTAGATAAGCCGGGATGGTTAAATAAGCATAAGGGCGATTTAAAATTTCATAACTCGTCCCCGCATTCAGAAGAGACAAAAAGAAAGATTAGTATTGCTATTACCGGAAAGAAACAATCATCCGAGACTATAGAAAAGCGAGTTAAAAAGAATACAGGTAAGAAAAGAATTAATCCACAAGGTCATGCTCAAACAGAGGAAACAAAGAAAAAAATTTCCAAATCTCGTAAGGGTTTACCGGGGCCTATGTTGGGAAAAATTCATTCAGAAGAAACAAGGAAAAAGATATCTATAGCTAATTCTGGAAAAATTCATAAGCCACATTCAGAAGAGACAAAAGCAAAGATGAGAGAAGCATGGATTCGTCGAAAAACGGTGTAAAAGTTAACATGTATGGTCAAGCCATACTATCTAGTGAAAATTTAAGGGATCTGCTGCTACAAGGAAAAAATATAAGTCACTTGAATGTTGTGTTTGATGATGAGATTGAGTTATTCCAGAAATATCAATCGGAACTATTACACGACACAATTACATTCCTTGATGCACCAGAGGAGAAGTTATCCTTTGATGAGTTTCATCAACAATGTGCCGAAGAATGGATTTTTCCCGAAATTTACCAGCAAATCGATGTTTTAAAATGGTTACTTGATAAATGTAAGACGCAGCAGGAAAGAGATCGTGTAAACGAAGAATATAAACTGTATGAAGAGCGTGATTTAATTATGCTTCTAAGATTGTTTATATTTCTTGTAGATTACATGAGAAAGAATAAGTTTTTATGGGGTGTAGGAAGAGGCTCAAGTGTAGCATCCTATGTCTTATATTTAATTGGTGTACACAGAGTAGATTCGTTAAAATACGGTCTCGAAATTAAAGATTATCTAAAATAGGGAACAAGAATATGAGTAGACATGTATCATATAGAGGAGTTGCAATTGATATGGACT